TCTCGTAAGGCGGAACCTCGTAATAATAATTGGCCGCTCCAACCGTGTACGTGCCGTACGCTTGCTGTCCCTGACCCACGTTTCCGATTGGCTGGTACGCTCCGTAGATGGCATTCGCAGTAGTCGCGGCGGTTACCCATTGAACTGCGTAGGTAATGTACGTCGCGGTGCGCCAATCTACTGCCGGTTGCCCTTCGCTTTGCCCGCCTAGCGGATTCACGATTGGAGTGGCCATCTCGTTAACCTCCTACCGATGGGGGAACCATCAAAATATTTTCGATGGCCGGATCGAATTCATCTAACTGCGTTCCGCGTCCCTCGCGGCCCTCCGTCCTGAATGCCAGATAGTTCTTCCCGCGCAGCGTATTGAAGTGCCTGCGGGCTCCTTCTACCTCATCCGGGTTGCGGCGGCTCCACGAAATGCGGGTGTCCCCTTCAGAATCGAGGATCGTCATTTCTCCGCGTTCACTTGTCTCTACCAATGGTTCCGTGATTGTTGCCATCCCTTCCTCCTTCTTTAATTTTGACATCGCAGCCGACTCGCCGGACATACCGGCCTTCGTTGTCAAAGATAAAAATCGATGCGTCCTCCGCCTGTAAGCGCTGCTTTTCATCGAAGAAAATTTTCACGCGCGCAGTCCAGCCGGGCGGGAGTTTTATTGCTTCTGTTGGTGTCACCGTGAAATTCACCTTGCCAACGCGAACGCTAGAGCTGCGCCGGTTGAGAATTCTCATCAGAAAGCTGGTGAACCTCGCGGAGTGCAGCACGGCAAACGAAGCAAAAGCAAAAAAGATGATTACGATCCCAAGCAACCAACTCGGAATTGTGATGTGATTAGAAACCATTTTTGTGTTCCGCCTTCTCTTCGGTTTCTAATTTTTTACAGAGCTTGCGAAGCATCGTGGGCAGATGCTTCTTTAGATAGTTTCTGGCGGCTAGACTGTATTCCTGAGTTACAAACATCCGTTTCAGGAAAAGCAGCTTGCCTCGCTGCGTAATCACTACGAGGATTACCGCCTTCGCGTGGTGATTTTTCAACAGCCTTGAACAGACGTTGGCATACAATTTGTCCCCGCGTATCTTCCGATGATCCACGACTAGAATACAGATGACAACTGTAGAGCGCAGCACAAGACACACCACTCGCGTCTGAGCCAAAAGCTAGGGACTTTAGCCCGCTCGCGCCTTTTACAACTTTAGTTCGCCTTCTTCGGAGCCTCTTGTTCGAACGGAGTTTTGTACACACGGCGCGCGTAGGAATGTTGCGCGATATGCGTACTTAACCACCGCCACCGCCGCGCGCCGTGGCCTACTTCATGCGGCGGTGCCTCCGCGCACACGGGGCAAATGATCGAGAGCCCAAAATACTTACCGGCCCGCCTTGCGTAAAAGTAATTCTCCCACCCGTCTGGCAACGAGGCGCGGAGATAAGTCGAGGCTGTTCGCATAAGACGTGAGCCAAGAGGATGAGTAACCGACTGCAAACGTGATTGCGCCTTCGAATTCGATGTCAATTTCTTGTCCGTGGTGCTGCGGCGCTTCTTCGGCGGAATGACTGATTGGAACGATTCCGTTCCGTTCGTTTTGTCGTTCCCGTTCTGATGCGTCTCCATTCAATTCCCCCTTTTTAATTGCTACTGCCTTCCAATAGTGCAGGCCCGATGAACTTACGCCCAACTTTTTATGAAGTTGTGGAATGCTCCAGCCTTTCGCTAAGAGTCTGATGGCCTTCTTACGCAGTTGGATTCGCTCCGGCTGAACTGCGATGGTGGATGCAGCCACGCGAGTCAAGGCCATGCCGATTTTGCGGCCTGATACTTTGTAGCGGCTGTCTGGTATCTCACGGTGTTTTGAGCCCGCCGAGACAGCTTTTAGCTTGTCATTGCGCACAACGCGATGGCCTTTATTGTTCCTCTGATGGTAATTACCGTCAGAGACTTTCAGGCCACACGTTAAGCATGTATAGCCTTCAGGGCCGAGTGCTTTGGTTGTTGGTTTTCTCGCATAACGGTTGAGCTTTTTCATGCGCTTCGCTTGCGCCGCTCGCCGCTCTGGTGTCCAGTCCGATGTATTCTTTTTTGCTGCTGGTGGCTGTACCCCGGCTGTCTGGAGTCCGGTGTCCGACATTTTTTGTTTCCTCTTTTCAGAGAACCCGTAAAATAGTTCTCGTTTTTTCGATCCTACCGCGTGTGAAATAACTCTGAGAAGTGACGTACGCTTTAACCGGCCCTGGTTCGAAAGTGGCTCCGTGGATGGCATCCACTCGCACACTTTCCCACTGCTTTTGCAATTCGTTCTTTAGTAACGCAATCCTAGCTTGCAGAACTTTGATGTCTGCCAACCGTTGCTGCGTGACTTGCTTCGTGTACATTTCCCCCTGAAGCAGAACGAGTTTACCGGGACGATATTTTACGTTCTCCTCTGGTGTAACTGATTGGCCCTGGATACTCATCTTCTCTCATCTCCTGTCTGGCCTCAGCTTTCCTCAAAACATCAATCCGTTGCTCCGATTCCCTTCGCACGTTTTCATCCAGGACTGAAATGATCTGCGCTCCTTTCATGCGCTCGAACGAACCAAGTGTCCTGAATGACTCCATGCCGAAATGAACGAAGAAACGAACAACTTCTGACTGGCTGCGCTCCTCCTTTTCCGCTATTGCGTTGATAGCTCTTACGTCCTCCGTGGTCCATCTACAATTGATTTGTTTGTGTTTCAAACTAGCGCGTCCCATGATGTCCCACGGTATAACACTAGCAATTCTAAAAGACAATATCGAATTTGCACATCCTTGTCCCACAAAACCTCACTTTGTGGTTGACCGTTCCTGCGCCACGGCGTTATACATCTCTGCGCTATTCGCTGCAAGGGTTTTTCCGGTAATGAGCGCTGTGGAAAACAAAACCAAAAATGAAACTGAAACGAAACCTAGGTACGCAACCGTTTTTTAGGACTATTCGGCTGGACCCGCAACTGGAAAAGCAGCTAGTGGAATTCATGGCAAAACAGCACACCACCGCATCGTGGACCATCCGCGCGGCGTTGCGCGCGTTCCTTTCGAGGGTGCGGGCATGACCGCGATGGCTGTTTCACTTCAGGAGGCGGCGAAAATGCTCTCCGTGAGCATTTGGACGCTGAAGAAATTGGTGAAGGAAAAGAACCTGCGCAGCGTGCGGATCGGGCGGCGCGTGGTGATCCAGGTTAGTGAACTGGAACGTTTTCTAAGCGGAAAGGCGAATGGCTGAATTGTTTTTTTGCGCGGACTGTTACGACCAGGGCCGCGCGCTCCTGGTGGAGCTGGACGCACACCTGCGTTGCGAAATTTGCGGATCGGACAATGTAGTCCCGAATGAGAGACCAACGGATGAGCAAGAAAAATTGGCTGGCAGTACGGCGGACGGGAATCGGCGGGAGTGATGTAGCGGGCATTCTTGGAATGTCTCCCTGGAAAAGTCCGATGGATGTCTGGATGGACAAAAAGGGATTGGTACCGGAGCGCACCGACCCGGATCGTGAATTCCTTCTGGACTTAGGTGTGAAGCTGGAGCCGGTCATTGCCGGGCTCTACGAAGATGCGACAGGCCGTAAGCTCATCCGTCCCGATGCCGTTCGCAGACACAAAGAGCATCTGGTATTGCTCGCCAACCCGGACCGGCTAGTAAACGGCGAACTGCGCGGCGTTGAGCTGAAAAGCGAAAATATTTTTTCCAATCAATTCGGCGAGCCAGGAACAGACGAAGTGCCGCAGCATTACGCGCTCCAGTGTATGCACTACATGGCGGTGATGGATTTTCCTTATTGGGATATTGCCGTGCTCCACGGCGGCGCTCAATTTTCGATCTACCAACTCCGGCGAGATGCGGAGCTGGAAAGCATGATGGTGAAGCATCTCCTGGCGTGGTGGCAGAAGCACATTGTTGACGGCGTGCCGCCCGAAGTCGATTCGAGTGATGCGTGGCGCGTCTATCTACATCAAAAATATCCGCTCAACATCCGTCCGATTGCTGAGATTGCTCCCGAAAAAAGCGAGCTGATAGACCGGCTCTACCGAGTGCGCGGCATGGAGAAAAGCGTTGAGGCGTTGCGCGCGGAACTGGAAAACCAACTGAAGGATGCCATCGGCGATTGCGACGGCGTTACTTCGCCGTACGGACGTGTGACCTGGAAGAAAACGAAGGACTCCGAGCATATCGATTGGGAAGGCGCGTTCAAAGCGCTGTACGCGAATTCGAGCCCGCCAGCGCAGACGATCATGCGCGAGGCGATTGTGCGTTGCACCAGTACCCGGCCAGGAGTGCGGAGATTTTTGTTTACACCGAGAAAGGACTTTTATGGAATCGGCCCTAACGAAGCAAGAACCATCCTCGAATCTGCCAGTGCCTTACTTAGCGCCGGAGACGGCGAGCACAGTGTTGGCGGCTCAAGCGAAGGCACAGATAGAAGCGCGATACGTGATGGCGGAGAGACACCCGCGCGACCTGGACCTAGTGCGCCAGAGACTTCTGAAGGAGTGCCGCCGTCCGGGATTCGCCCAAGTGGCGAGATACCTGAAACCTCTCGGTAAGGGTGTCGAAGGACCGAGCATTCGCTTCGCGGAGGCGGCCATCCGCATCATGGGCAATATCAGCGTGGACCAGATGACTGTCTACGATGATCGTGAAAAGCGCATCGTGCGGGTGATCGTGGTGGATTGTGAAACCAACACGCCGTACTCCTCTGACATCACGCTTGAGAAAACCGTGGAACGCCGTTCGAACAAGCCCGGCGATGAAGTGATTCGCACGCGCACCAATAAGAACGGACAGATGGTCTACATCATTTCCGCCACGGAGGACGATCTACTCAACAAACAGAACGCGCTCATCTCCAAAGCGATTCGCACCAACGGTATGCGATTGGTGCCGGGTGACATCGTGGAAGAGTGCATGGCTGAAGTTCTGAAAACACAAAAGCGTGGCGATGCGCAGGACCCGGACGCCACCAAGCGGAAACTTTTTGACGGCTTCGAAGCCATCGGCGTAACCGTGGAACAAATTAAAATTTTTCTCGGCCACGATGCTACGCGCTTAACTCACCGCGAAGTTCTGGACCTGCGCGGATTGTACGCGGCGATTCGCGACGGTGAAACCACTTGGCGCGAAGTGATGGATTCAATCAAGCCGCCAGTGGAAGAACGGCCTGCGGAGAAGCCCGCAACGGCCACGGATGCGCTCAAAACGAAGCTGAAGGGCATGGCCGAGCCGGACATTTGGCCGAGCCAGAAGAAAGAGCCGGACCCGGAGCCTGAAGATGGAAGCGGAAAAACTACCTGAACGCGTTGGTGATTTGCTCATCAAGATTTTGCCGCTCTGTTGGACTGGCCAGTGGCTCTCTATCGATGAGATGACGCAGCTCACAAAGTTTCATCCCGCCACAATCCGCTGGTGCCTGAAGCAACTGAAAACCGGGGATGAAGGCGGCTTTATCGTGCGCAAGCGGAAACGTCAGCCGGAATACAAAGGCCAGTGGGAATTTTACGTGAAAAGGAAACCGGCACAAATGCGCTTGCCGCTAGGAGATTCGGCGGCGTGAAATTACCGGCGTTTCAATTTTATCCAGGGGACTGGCTGAAGGACCCGGAAGTGTCGCGATGCTCATCGGCGGCGCGCGGCGTATTGATGGATGCGTTGTGCCTGATGTGGGAATCAATCCCGCGCGGCGTGCTGATGTGGACGGAGATGGAATTGGCTCAAGCGATTCGTGGTGACGCGGCGGACAACCTAGTGCGAGTCAAAGAACTTTTGCGCAACCACGCATTGAGCAGGGGAGTTTTCGCGGCTGGTGTTGTCACGGAGCTGTCACTCGTGACAGTGCGTGACATGGCTGCGAAAAAGGATGCCGTGCGCGTAATTTTCTCGCGGCGCATGGTGCGAGATGAAGAACGCCGAAAAACGGAACGTGTTCGCCAGCAACGGTTTAGGGGCGGTGATACGTCTGGTAGTCACGGTCCTGTCACGGCTCCGTCACAGCGTTCTTCATCTTCATCTTCAACTTCTAATACTTCTTTTAGGAGCGAGCGAGATTCACGGGTGTCCAGTGGAAAAAAATGGATCGATGCGGACGAAGAACGAAGGAGAAAAAACAGTTCCGCTCTCGACAGAGTTTTCCCGGAGCCTGAAAAGATGGCTGGCGATCCTGGCAGAAACGTATCCAAAAAACGCTCTGACTGAAAATCAAGTCACCGCGTACCAGATGGCCCTGGAGGACTTGAGCGAGCACGAACTGGCCATCGGATGTAGGCGAGTGTTGCGCACCTGGAACTACATCGTAATGCCACCGCCCGCGTATATCCGCCAAGCGGTGGCGGCGGCGCTGGAAGAAGAGAGCCGCCTCAAGCCGCCTCAACGGGAGCCGGACTTGCCGAGATTGACGCTAGAAGAGGCGTGGGAGGACTGGGAAGAAATTTCGCGTGTGGAGCGCGAGGCGCGCGAGGCGTTAGGAATACTCGCCAAGAAAATGAGTGTGGTTGTGGCCAACCCGGAAAGGTTGCGGGAGCTGCAACAACAAAAAAAAACGCTGGAGGGAAAATATGGCAAAGGGCCAACTGTTCGAGTACGCGATTCTGCACCACCCGAAGCAAACAAAGGAGCAAGCGGATCGGAGCGAGGACCCGAAGAGTCTCCTAGTAGTTCACCCGAAACACGTCCTGGCAGCGACAAAGGATGAAGTTTCGATCCTGGCCGCGCGGGAAATTCCTGCGGAATATTTAGACAAGTTGGCCACGATAGAGATTGCCGTCCGCCCTTTCTAACCCCGTCGCGCTCTGGTGGGATCATCGGCGCAACGGGGATGATCGAACGTGTTTCGATGGAAAACGAACGCGCGACGATAGCGGAGGCAGCCCAACAGGCAGTCCAGCACTGGCAAAGAGGTGCGCTCAATCAGGGCTTGAACTATCCCACGGTGACGATGAGCAGCGCGCTCGCGCCATCCACAACTTACAACGCGGCGGATATTTTGGGGAACAAATGAAAACGAAAGAACAAGTAAAACCGAAACCTAAACCCGTAACTCGATTTTTTGTTTTGATCGTAGCGCTGTGGCTTTTCAAAGCCATCATTTTCGCATTTAAGAACGAACACCACGAAGTTAACTTGGAGGGATATATCGAAGCGCAGAAGAGAGAACTTTGGGAGCTGGAAAATATTCAATGAAGCTGAAGCGCTGTCCGCATTGCGGTAAGGAGAAGCCGGGGCTACGTCGGGTGCCCGGCTTCGTCAGCGCGCGCGGGCATGTAGTGATCTACTCCACGGTTTGCTGCAAGCGCGTTGTTGAGATTCGACTAGAGAAGGAATTCGTTGACGAGCCCGTTCACCATACTTCTCCACGCCCATGACCATATCTGGCGCGACAGATACTGGCCGTTGCGCGTGCGAATGAACGCAGCTCAAGCCGTCTGGAATATTGTTTGCGAAGTGCCAGTAAAGGAGAGACGTGCCGTGAAAATTATGGTGCCGATGGTTCCGCCGAGTCCTAACGAGCTGAAAAGAAAATATCGCAATCCGCACGCGTACCAGCGGCTGCGCAACGCGTGGCGCGATTCGATGGCCTACAGCACCACGATCCAGGAGCGCACTTACTTGCAGGAATTCGCGAAGGATACGGTGATGTGGGTGCAGCTCACCATCTACAATTCGCGCCAGTATGATCCCGACAATCTTGTGGGCGCACAAAAGCCCGTGCTCGATGCAATGAAAAGTTTAGGCTGGATTCACGATGACTCGGCGAAGTGGATCGAGCTGAAGCAACCCAACTACATCAAATGCTCGCGCAACCTGGAGCGCACCGAGATAGAAATTGTGCCGAAGTTCCAGCACGAAGATGCCGCCTAGTTCCGCTCTTTTCCTAACTTTTCCTAAAATCTGCACGTTTGTTGCACAAAAGCCGCTTTTTTAATTGACACGTTTTTTCCGTCCAGTACTCTCGCATCGGGACTATCCCATTCCCGTTAGCTGCTTTGTCCATTCGAGGATCGGGCCAGGACATTCGCCCTGGCCCGGTTCAACCGAGGCTCACCAGTCGGTCCAATGTTTCGCCCTGGTGTACTCCGAAGTTTTTCTAAGCACCCGTGTCTAAAGACAACAACAAACGTTTTTGTGTTTTGCCGGTAAGTTGGACCGTGGCGCAAGTTCGCTTCGCGGGATGCGAGGATCATCGACACCACCACGTCAATAAGAGGCGCGCAGAGGCGCTAGTGCGGACCGGCGAGGCGGTGTGGCTTACCGCAAAAATTCTGCGGCGTACGCGCGCCGGGATGCGGCCAGCGATACATCTGCGCGATATATCGTGCAAGTTTGGGGATTTTTTCGCGGCAAGTTTTCGAGCCCACGAAGCATGGGCGATTGCGATGCTGCGCAATATGCGAATGCAACGGGAGCACAGTGGTGCTGGCCGACCTGACATTTACAGTGGAACTGACGCCGCTGCAAGTTCGCGCGATTAAGCTGGCGCAAACTGGCTTTACGGATAAAGAAATTGTTGCGAGGTCCGGGGGATCGACCGAGGGGCGGCGCAAAGAACTTCGGCAAGTTTTGGCGGACTTGCGCCTGGACGTGATGTTACTGGACGCCACGCGCGACGAACAAATTACCTGGAGATTCAAAGAAGAAGCAACGCCCGCAAGTTCCGTCAAACTTGCGAGCGTTGGCTAGAGTTAGGCAAGTTTGGGATCGGCAAGTTTCCTTGGCCTGCCGCCGAGCTTGCCATTGCGGCGTGATGCCGTTTTCTTTTTTCGGCTTTTATTGACTCCGCCCTTAGCGCCGACACACTTCGGGCAGATGAGAGCCGTGTCTGGATGAGTCGCGCAATGCGGCCCCCAGTTCCGTGTTTCATCGGTCATAGAATCATCGTAACTTTGCCGTGGGACATCGGCAAGTTTTCTCCGTCCTGGCGTTGTCAAGTGGGCTCCTTTAGGGGACTCCTTTGGGGACATCGCAGAGCCTGTCAAAAGTGACAGGCAGGCTCTATGCCATTCCCAACAGGTTAGGTTAATATTAGCGCTAGCGCAACGTTGGCAAGTTAGACACTCTTGGCAAACTTGCTCACTAGCTCCGAATAAACCTCAGTTTCGCGACAGTCCTGGCAAAACGTAGAGGAAAAATTCGCCGGGCGAAGTTTGCAGAGCAGGCGATAACCCTTGGAATTCTGGCCAGAATGGTGATCCATCAGGAATACTGCCAGTTCGAAAGAGTACGCGCGATAACCAGTCATTTGTAGGGGCTCCTAGGTGGCGCAAGTTTTGAGAGTAAGTACATCCGCAAGCCCGTGACACGCGGGCTTGAGGGATACTTATTCATTTTTCGCTTTGCAGTCCAGGCAGAGCAGAGTGCAATCCCCAACCAGAGCGAAACTGGGTTTCCAGTCCCAACAGTCTGGATTAGTGCGGACTGCCTTGCCGCAGTCCTCGCAGGTAGACCATTCGTCGGACCATTCGATGGCGAAACCGTAATTTTCTAAAATAGTATCAATCCCGCGAGGAAAATAGTTCCAATTGGCGAAGAGAATCGCCTTGTCAGGCTGCGAGTATCCAGGCTCCGCGTACTCTTTCGCGAAGCCCATATTCTCAATTTCGCTTATGCGCGATTCGAGAGTGTATGGCCCGCAATTCGGCTCTCTACAGAGAGACTTGCGCAGAATGTAATCTGGTGTCATTTAACTTCGCCTCCTAAGCGAATCGGCAAGCCCACCAGGGCGGGCTTGACGGTCGTTTAGACTAGGGACCAAACTGCGCGCCTACGACCGCGTGAGTACGCGTACAGCGAGGGATTACCGTGGTCTGAAACGTGTAGGACTTCGCCAGAGAATCCCGTGGGGACTTCGGATAGGTCCGAAACCTTGAGACCGTCAAAGTCCTCTTCGAAATTTTCCGACAACCAGTAACCATAGTCGGAACCATCGCCAGGATGCGCGCCAAAGTAGAAGTAAGGCAGGCAGTACTCCTCTAACGCGTTGAAAAGCTCGGCCAAGTCCTCCGGGGAATCCTCATCCTCGAAATAGGTTTCGGATTCCATGCGGGCTTCTATTTCGCGGATGAGTTTACGGTGCGCGCGTTTACATGGTGTTTGCGCGCGTAGTTCCGAGATGAAGGCAGGTATCAAGTCCTCTTCGCGCATGGTGGCGTGCGAGACAGAGCCGAGATTCAAGCGCTTGTAGCGTTTCATTGTGCCTCCTGGTTGCGGCTCGGCTTGGAATTCAGTTCCTTTTGCCCACGGACCACGGCAAGAAAGTGATCCTTACGGAAACGCGCGTTGTCATGATGGAGTGAATCGGCCATCTCTTCGGCCAGTTCCAGGATTACCTGCGCGTTTTTTTCAGCGGTGAACAGGCAGAGAGTTTTGTCCTCTGCGCAGGCTGCAATGGTGTTCAGTGCTCTGCGATACTGCACGCGGAGTACTTCGGCGAGTAAGATGTAGTCTTTACGTGTCATTTTGGCTCCTTTGTCCTTAGTGCGCTGGTTGCGCAATCGAGCCCACCAGGGCGGGCTCTGTGCGAAACCTTACGCGGCGATGGGCTCGGCGATGGCGGGCTCTGCAACAACAACCAGGGCGGGCTTGCGTTCGTTTCGGCGATAAATCGCGCGAAGTCCTTCGGGCGAATCCTTCACCGATTCCAGGCGAATCAGTTCGTCCAGGCAGGCAGAGCGGAAACTCTCGGACTCGGACTGACGCGTGGAAAAGTCCTTCAGGACTTCAATGGCTGCCAGCGCTTTAGTCCTGTCGATCTGGAATTTTTTCTGCTCCGAAGAGAGACCACGTGGCGCGCGTGCGTTCTGAATTTTTCTCCCGCAAGTAGGACAGCAGTTCATTGTGTGTGCTCCGTTTTCTGATGGCGTGTAAGCGCATCGGAGAGCCCGTTCGCTTAGATTGGCGTGTTAACTTTGCTTGCCAACACCAGAGGCTAGTCGGGCTCTGTGCTGCGCTTACTTGGCGTACTTGCGGAAAGCAGAGTGGACTGCGCGGAGACGTTCGCTACGTTCGCGGGCTTGACGTTGTTGTTGGAATTTGTTTTGCATTGCGTTGGGCTCCTTAGTCCCTATACTTAGGAGAATAAACCCAACGCGTTGGGTTATCAATAGTCCTTTAGTACCAAAGAAGTACTATTAACAAGTAGCTAAGTCCTTTGTCCTCCGCGAAGTCTCGGACCTATCGCCTATCCCTCTGGCGCTAGAACTTGCCAGAGCCTGAGAAAACTCAGAACGCGTGAGCGGAAACGCAAAAGAACGCGCGGATCAGGTAGGGATAAAAGGACTTGGCGATTATTTCGCTTTTTTTTCAAGTAAAGTCCATTCTGCGTCTGAATTCTGCCAATGATTAAAACGAAAACACGCACACAGTGGGCTCTGATTGCGGGCTTGCGAGTCCTGGCACGCGCGAAGGACACACCAGCAAACACGCGTTGGAAGGCAATCCAGGCTCTGGCGCAATTGGAAGGAATTCCACTGACAGAGCCCGAAGAGAAACCACGCACGCAAAGCACAGTAAACGTTAAGAAACTACAGAGTTTACTAGAACAAAATGTAGCCTAGGGATTACCTGCTTGCGCATTGCGCCAGGGAATCGCGCGCGAAACCAGCGCAGAGTCCAGGCAAGTGCAAGAAAAGCGCTGAATCCCTGCCTATCAGGTAGGCGCTCTAACACCATTATCCCTTTATTTTCTTACACTTGTAGCGCTTACACTTTCTTGTGTGGGGACTTTTGTGGGGACTAAGGAGTCTCTTAGGCTCGGCCCGCCACGGGGCGGAGGAGCCCGCCACCCCGCCCGGAACTGTTCGTGATCTTGTGGTGATCCCTGGCCAAAGTAAAGCTGGTTGAACTGGAGGCGGTAGAAGTAGCTCGCGCCCTGGTAATTGCGAAGGCGCTTCACGAGCGGGTTCTCACACGAAAGTACGAAGGGCCACACAAGCGCAGTTCCGAGCAACGCGCGGGCAATGATCGAGTCGGTTCCATCGGTGAAGAGGCGTACGCGAAGTGGAAAAACATTTATCGCGATCCGCGCATGGATGGATTCAAGGGACCGGACTTCGGGAGTCACATCCAGGTACGTGCGACGGAACATTGGTACGGGCACTTATTCATTTATCGCGATGATGATCCCGCCGACATTTACGTTTTAGTTGTAGGCAAGCCGCCGCGCATGGGCATAGCTGGCTGGATTCCTGGTGTACACGGGAAGCGTGCAGAGTTTTGGATGGAGATGAATCGCACGGATGGCGGCTGTTTTTGGATTCCGCAATCGGCGCTAGAAGATATGGACGATTTATTTTCTGGCGGCTTCGAGTGATCTTCGCGCGGTAAGCGATGGGAGAGAAAACCCATTTGGCTAAGGGGCATCGGTTAGAGGGACCTCAACGCCGCGCGAGGTTTTTTTTTGAAAAAGGAGAAACGTTATGCCTACGCTTTATCAATCGACTACTCCACCCTCGCGCAATGTGACCCGCCCCGCCGTGGGTGGGCCGTTTGTGAGCGAGCAGAGCATTGACGTGACGATTAGCAGCGCGCAGCTTCTGGCGTTGCACTCCTCGCCCGTGCAAATTCTCCCGGCATCGGACCCCGGCACGTTCATTCATCCGCTGCGCTGTGTGATCCGCTACTACTACGGCGGCACGGCGTACGCGGGGACGGTGGGCGTGTTGCAATTCATTATGGGCACCGCCGCTCCGTTGACTGGAATACTGACCACTTTGAACACGGCGAACATTGGCGTGACGGCCAGTTCTGTCGAAATAGTTGGGTTGGGCACGGCGCAGGTTTCCGCCGCGCCTCCGCCCATCAGCACTTTCGATGGGCAACCGCTGAATATTTGGCACACGCTGGCCAACGCCACCACGGGCAACGGCACGCTGCACGTCACCGTTTACTACGCCACGGAAATTATTCTGTAATGATTTTGAGTCTCGAAAAGCAAGCGGTGATCCGCAAATACGCGGCGCGCTGCGCGGTGCTCGATGGCGAGTATTGGGAGTGTGGCGTCCTGGACGGGGAGTCCGCCACGCTTTTTTCGGAGCACGCGACGGTGTTGCGCCTCTTTGATTCCTTCGAGGGATTGCCGCGTCAGACCCTGGAGGATTTTAATCCGAATCCCAACATCTATCGGATGTTCAAGGGCGATGAGCAAAAAGTAAAAGAGCGTTTTCCGTACGCGTACGTGCATACCGGCTGGATTCCTGAAACTTTTCGCGGCCTGGAAAACAAAAAAATTGCTTTTGCACACATCGACCTGGACCTGTACGCCGGGACGCGGGCGGCTCTGCGCTTCATTGCCCCGCGAATTATGCGCGGCGGCGTGATCGTGGTGGACGATTACAGCGATACCGAATGGGTTGGCGTGAAGCGCGCGGTGGATGAATTCAACCTCAACCCAGTGGTAGAAGTTTTACATCAGTGCGTGATCCAACTCTGACGGGAGAAACCAAAATGAAACCATTTTATCTTTTGCTCCTGGCGATAGCGCTGTTCGCGGCGTTCACGTTTCCCCTGGCGGCGCAGGAAAAAAAAGAGAGAACGAACGTAGAGAAAAATGAAGAAAAGCGCGACCACGGCGAGCATTACGGAGCGCATCAACCCGCGCCCACGGACAGCACGGGGACCACTCACTCCGTCCAATTGGTGTGGATGGCCCCGGTAGGCACACCGATCCCGCCCGCCACCACGCCGCCCACGCAACCTAGTCCACTGACCTACAACGTTTACAAGTACGGCGGCCAGCCGGGGAATCCCGAGCCGCCGAATTGCGCGGGCACGGCGGTTTCCAGTTTTTTCACAATTTCTACGGGCCTTACGGTGCTGACGTTCACCGATGGACCGGGAATTCCCAATGGTGTGACGCGCTGTTATTTCGTAACTGCGGTGGGACCTAGCGGAGTGGAAAGCGACCCGTCCACGATTCTATCCGTTTTGGTGGCACTTCCTGTACCTACAAAACCAACCCCACCAACCGGATTCTCCGCCAACGTTATCTAGTCCACCACCGCCTCCGGCGAAGCCAGAAGCCACCAAGCCGGGCGGATTTTATAAACCAACGCCGCCGAGTAAGGACAAGCCTGCGCCGCCCGTAGTCAACCCCTGATGTCACGGCCTTGTCACGGGTGACAGTGGCGTGACAAGAGAAAGGAGGCTCTATGCTGATTAGCCTTTTGGTAACGGTGATCGTCATCGGTCTGCTTTTCTACGTGCTGAGTTTGCTGCCGCTGGCGCAGCCGTGGAAAAACATCGCCACGGCCATCCTGGTTGTGATTGCAATCATCTGGTTGCTAGGTTTCGTGCCGATGGTGCCGTGGGCGTATCACTATCCGCGATAAAAGAAAATCTGTGGTAGGGTGAGCCTAACGGCTCCATCGCACGGGCTCCTCGTTTAGCGCGTCCCAAACGTCACTTACGAGGAGCCCTTCTCATCCCTGGAAAATTTAATTCCAAAGTCCCGGCGCATGGCGGCGACAGCGGCGTTCGCAGCTTGGCGCAGCGTCATCCCTTCGGGATCGTGACACTCCGAGCCGGGCACGAAGCACGAACAGCGGCGCTCGATGTGCGCGACACTGCCAGCGATGAGTCGCAGAAAACAATTTCGGTGGAAGGGATGGCCCACGTAATCCTGGAATCCATCATCCTGGCCGGTTATTAATTCGGTGCAGTGGAAACACGGTTGGCCGACAGGGATGGGGACGCGTGGGTTGTCCGCGTTGAGCGCGGAATTCCAACCGTGTTCATCGGGACTAAACCATTGCATCTCTGGAGCCTCTAGCAGTTCTCTTAAACCCATCGTAGCACCTTGAAAAAAAAGTAATGGCAGGCCACGGCGGAAATTAAGCCGCAGATGGCCATGATGTAGAAATTGAAAAATTCGCGCTCGCCGTCGCGAATCTGGCGCTTTTGCGCCTGGAGTGATCCGAGCCCGCCCATCAGGAACAGAACGTAATCGAAAAGCAGCCACGTCCCAATTAAGCGGAACGCTTGCGTGAGGATGCCGGAGATGAGCACCAGGAACGCGTTGTAACGCCAGCGGATTTTTCCCTTGGAATACACCAGACCATCCACGTAGCAGAGGATGGCGTACATCGCCAGGGTGAGTCCCATGAAGAACGCGGGAGACATCAGGCCGGGAATTTTAGCATTGTTTCCCGTGAAACGTGAGCAGGAGAGCTGTGGAGGGCTGTTGAAGATATTTGTGGCTGCGCCGTTCTCGAAAGAGCAAGCGCACTATGGCCCCCACTCGAAATATCCGGTGCGGATTCGGAGCTGTGGCATTTGCGAGCACTTTGTTTCTGGCGGGCTCTGCTATCTGGTACGCGGCACTATCGCGGCCAATGGCGGTTGCGCACTGTACCAGCCAGCGGTGCTCCCGAAAGAAGATAACCCTTGGAAGTGCTGAGTGTGGAAAAGGCTCGCGCGGAAATTCCCGCGCTGGAGCAGGCCGTCAAACTCCGGGGAAGCAATGAAATGCTCGGACGGCTTGGCGCTTGTTACTACGTGGTGGGTGAGGTGGAGCTGGCCACGGAGCTTCTGGAATACGCCGTGGGCCGCAATCCTGGCAGCGCCGAGCTATTTTTGAATCTCGGTATGGCCTACAAAGAGAAAGGCCGCTTCGCCGATGCCTCGCGGATGATCCAGGCGGCTTACTGGCTGGACCCGGACGCGTTCTACGTGAAGCTGGCTTACGCGGAAACTCTTTTGCGTTCTGGCCACTGGCGCGATGCGTGGCCGCTTTTCGATTCCGCCCGGCCCACAAAGCATGGTGTGGCGCTCGAAGCGGGAATTCCTAACTCCGCGCGGATGTGGCAAGGGGAAAATTTCAAAGGCCAGCTCATCGTGCTTTCTGAAGGCGGAGCCGGTGATCGAATTTGTTATTCGCGTTTTTTGCCGATGCTCAACCGGCGCGGCTTCGCCTGGAAATATTGCTGCGCCAAGGGAACCGAGGAGCAATTCGCCAGACTGCCGTGGTGTGCCCGGCACATCTACAAAGGCGAAGAACTAAAAAACGAAGAAACGTGCTGGACTACCTGTTTTGCGTTGCCTGCGAATCTGGATATAAGCCCAACCGAAATTCCGTTCTACCCGTCGCTGTTCACTGCCGATGAGGACGCGATAGAAAAATACAAATTTCCACGTTTCGATAAGAAGCCGGTCATTGGTTTGTGCTACTCCGCCAATGAAGCATTCCAGGGCGGACGGAAAATCCGCTCCATGACGGAAGGCCAAGCCATGCGCCTCGTGAGCATGACCGGCCATCTGGTGCATTGGGTTTCACTTCAGCACGGCGAGCGGATGCCTTATCCCGTGGCCACGGTCAAATTCGAAAGTTACGAAGATACTTGCGGCCTGATTGCCAACCTGGACGCCGTGGTGAGTGTGGACACTTTTGTAATGCACATGGCCGGAGCAATGGGCAAGCCCGTGGCCACGATCCTCAGCTCACATTCCGATTGGAAATTTTTGCAAACAGGAGAGCGTTGCGTGTGGTACCCGACTGCTCGGTTGTATCGCAACGGCCAGGGCGGAGGCATGGAACATGCCATCGATCAACTCATCGCAGATATACGTGATCCCGAAACTATGGGGCGAGGAACGGATTCTGGTGAATTCCGAAAACTACTGTGTGAAACAGTTACGCCTCAAACCGGGCTTCGCGGGTTCGCTGCATAGACACGCCATCAAGGACGAAGTTTTTTACATCATCAACGGCTTTTGCAATTTAGAGCTGCAAGTGGAACACGGTTTCGAAACCGTGGTGATGGGACCGGGAGACTTCCAGCGCATTCTCCCCGGCACCTTGCACCGCTTTACGAATTGGTACCGTAAAGATTGCGTAATCCTCGAAGCCAGCACGCACCATGACGATGCGGACGTAGAGCGCTTCGAGCCATCGGCACAACTTTCTGGAAGTTAACTCACAGAAAAAAGGAAGGTGAACGGACATGGTAATTGTCACGCAAGCCAGTGCAGCGAATAATTTGACCGCTGCCACGGGCGGAGTATTTACAGCTCTCGGAACCACCAGCCAGTTGAATCTGTTGGCTCCGGGATCAGGACGGCTAGAAGGCGACACGTTTGTGGTGCGCGCCACTGGCTTTCAGCAGATGGCCGCAGGCACGTATACCTCAACGGTGACGGTGACGCTTTACGGCGTTGCCAACACGCTCACCGCTTCGGCGATGGTGTGGACTGCGGGAACGGCTAATTCCATTGCGGCCTCTTCGGCGTTGTCTGTCACCCAAGCAGGAACTGTGTCCGTCGCAGTCCCTTGGATGATCGAAGTAACGTTGCAGGGCGATAGCACTTCGGGCGTGCTCCAGGGCGTGCTCTCGCGCGCAATGGTCAACAACACCGCCACCACGGTTAACACCGCCATCACGCACGGACCTACCGGCGTGGCCTTCAACAGCGAGCCGCCGTTGCAGTTTGCGGTTGGCCTCGTGCCTAGCGCCAACGGCACCAAGGGCGTTCTGGATTCGCTGCTCCTGGAATCCTAAATGATTCGGAAAACGAGCGGCGGCTACGTTGTGACCTCAGAGAGTGGCAAACGTTTGTCCAAGCCCACGCTGAGTAAAGCCGCCGCCGTTCACCGTCTCCGGCAAGTTGAATATTTCAAACACAAAGGCAAGTAAGGGAGATTGGCAATGGAATACGAAAAGGGCGGAGCCCTAAGCAAAGACGAAAGCAAAAAGAAAGAAGCCACTGGCGGCCACGGGAAAAAGTCCGCGAAGGGCCATCGGCACGTGCATTTTCATCAGCACGACGAAGGTGTAGCGGGCCACGTGTTGCACCCGGACGGCTCCAGCGAAACCCATCACTTCCAGCATGAGGACCACGGAGGCATGGCCGATCTACTCCGCGAACACATGAGTGCCGGAGGCGGCGGCGAGGGTGGCGGCGGCGGTGAGGAACAGGCTGAAGCTGGCGGAGCTGGTGGCGGCGGAGCTGCGGGAGCTGGTGGCGCACCACAGGAGCAGCAAGAGGCGGCTTGATTGACCTGACGGACTCGCAGCGCGCTACGCTGCGGTACCGCTGTCAAACGGACCTGTTTTTTCTCGCGAAAGAAATTCTCGGCAAGGATTTAACGGAGCGTACGCACCGTATCGTTGCCGAGTTTTTCGTTCGTAAGGACCCGTCCAAAACGATTGCAGAGCAGGACTCGATGAAAGAGCGCTTGCTTCTGTATCCGCGCGGCTCCTATAAGTCCACGCTGAATATTTGTGATTGCGTGCAGTGGATTATTTGTTTCCCGGACATTCGCATTCTGGTGTTGACCGGCGCGGACGATCTAGCCACGGCGTTCGTGGACGAACTGAAAAATTATTTCACCCTGGACGGCGAGCCCACCATGTTCCAGGACTTGTTCCCGGAGCTGTGCATCGATCCGAAGGATCGTGGCAACCAGGGCGAGTTTTGGGCTCCGGTTGGGCCGTGCGCGCGGATGCGTAAGACCAAGGAGCCCACGGTTTTTGCTTCTTCCATCCTGGCCAACAATTCCGGTTGGCACGTGGACGTGATGAAGTCCGATGACGTGGTGACGGACAAAAATTCCGAAACCGCCACGGAACTGGCCAAGATAACCCGCAAGTTCAAAATGATTCGCAAGCTCCTGATGAGCTTCGGCTATCGGGACGCGATTGGCACGCCGTACAGCGTGTTCGATTGTTACGCGGATCATTTGGCGCAAGCTCGCGCGTACGAAGAAAAGTACGGCAAGAAAATTTTGAAGTACCTGCGCCGTCCGGCGTGGTGGCTGACCGGCACTGATTATCAGGTGCCCACGCCGGAACAGAGCGAGTGCGAGGAAATGGTGGAGCTTCTTTTCGCTGAAGCTCTGCCGTATTCCTTTCTGCGCAAAGAGCAGCACACTGACGAACGCTCTTTTAATTCGCAGTATCTGTGCCAGCCGATTGAAGCAACCCAAGTTGTATTCACTCTGGACGATCTTCGGCGGCACACCATTCCGTTTACGCAGTTGCCTCGTGCGCCAAAATATTACATTGCGTGGGACTTCGCTTATTCGGCAAAAAAGGGCCGCGATTATTCCGTGGGCGCGATTGGTGCGCTGGATGAGCAAAACCGTTTGTTTATTGTGGACGTGATCCGCAAACGCTTTTTGCCGGATGAGCTGGCGTATGCCGTGGCCTATTCGGCGTGGCAGTACCGGCCAGAAATTATCGGGATCGAGAACAGCTCCGGCGCGAAGTTCCTGGAGATGGACATCGCCCGGCACTCGGCCACGATGGGCTATCAAGCCAACATCGATTGGTTTCCAGTTTCCAAAAAGCTAGAGGCGAAAGAGCTACGCGTCAAAGAATTGCAGACCATGATGGCGCAAGGGCTCCTGTGGTTTAGCGGCTCCATCAGTTGCATGGATTCACTCTACAAGGAATTCGTGCAATTCGGCGGAGCGCACCACCATGACGATATTCCAGACGCCATTGCGCATCTCCGGCGCTACTTGCCGGTGACAGTCACTCGCAACCCGGAATCCAGCTACAAAGCGGCGCTCGACAAACTACAAGAAAAAGAACTGCGGGACGCGGTTTATGGGCTCGGTAAGTACGAAGAGAAACCCATAGAGCCGGTGCGCGTGCCGGTGACGGCGGAATTAGATGGGATTGAATACCCGATTTTGGGTGAAGGGCTCAACGGTTAAGTGGCCATCATTGAAAAGAAGCCCGATGTAAACGCGCACGGCCAGATTCCGCCCGAAGAAATTAAGTCGCTAGTCGATATTGACGATGCGGCGGCGCTTCAGCTTGTAGTCCAGGACACCGAAAAAACCGATGCCTGGATCGATGCCAAGCGCTGGACGTTGCGCTGGCGCGAATCGGACGCGCTGTACCAGCCGCCGATTGGTGTCCAGGTGTGGGAGAACACCACGGTACCGCGCGCCAACGTAATGCGCTTCACCGTGGCCACGCACGTCAATTCGATTCTCCCGAAATTGGTGAGCGGACTCTTTTACGAGGACCCGCCATTCCTGCTCCGGCCCCGGCCCGGCACTGCACAAAACACTACACGGGCCATTTCGATTGTCGAAACTACGCAGCTTGACGATTCGGATTTTCAGGAAGAGGTACGGCGCGGATTTTTCTCAGCTCTTGTTTTCGGAACCATGATTGCCAAGTGGGGCTGGTGTACTGAAAAAGTAACGGAACGCGTGTACACCCGCAAAGAGCGGCCCGCACAAATGAAAACGATGGGCAAGGTAGTGGAATTGCCCACGGCGGAAAGCGATGAGTTTGTTGTAAAGAAAATCGACAAAGTTATTTCGCGGCCCTTCTACGAGAACAAGGACATCCGATTTATTTTGGTGGACCCGGCGTTGCGTACGCCGGACATTCGCGAGGCGAAGTTTGTAATCGAACGGATGTATCTGACCTTTTACGACCTCGAAAAGTTGGCGGATGAAGTTTATTACGATGAGGACGGAAACGAGCACAAGCGCTACGACCTACCCTCGCGGGAAGAAGTGCGGAGCTGGTTCGAGCCTCCTGCGGAAACGCCGGATATGCCCAACACGGCGGAGCAAGCTCACCAAAGCACCACCCTGGTACACCACGCCGCGCCACGTTACGAGCGCACCAGTGCCGATCCGTTCATGGAGCCGCTGGAAGTTTTGGAACGTTGGGATGAGGGAAAAGTCCTCACGGTAATCCAGCGGCACCGCTTGATTCGCAAAGAGCCCAACGAATTCGGATGCGTCCCATTTTATTCGTGCAACTGGTGGGATGCCCCGGACGCGTTTTGGGGAATCGGGCTTGGCCGAGTTTTGGGACAGGACCAACGCGTACAGCAAGGGCTCATCAATGCGCTACTCGATGTTACGGCGCTGATGGTGAATCCGATTTATTTGCGAAGCGCTGGAGCCAACGTGCCCACGCAGTCCATTCGCCAGCGGCTCGGCGGAATTATCGATGTCCAGGGCGACATCGAAAAAGCGTTTCGATTGCTGGAATCGCCGGACATCAATCCAGCAGTGTTCGCGGAGATTCAGCAATCGGAGGCGCGCGCCGAATCTACTTCTGGCGCGAACGAGCAACTAGTTCAGGGCTCCATGCCCGCAACGGGCCGTACCAGCATGGGCCGTACCGCAACTGGCGCGGGCAACATGCAAGCGGCCACGGATTCGCGCATCGGCGGATTCGTGGAAACATTCAATCGAAATATTTTCGAGCCCTGGCTGTACCAGATGCACGAGCTGAATTGCCAGAAACTGCCGCTGTCCACGTTGCGCGAGATTCTGACCAACGAACAACAAACCGATTTTAAGTTGGAAGAGTTTAAGGAAGAGGAATTTCTCAACGCGCGATTCCAGTTCGATGTGCTGGCGGGCTCGCATCT